GACTTTCTTGCTCGCAAAGCCATCTTTGACGCGCCGACCGGCCTTGCAACGGTTCCTGATCTGCCTTCCGTCATGTTCCCGTTCCAACGGGACATTACGGCATGGGCTCTAAAGCGTGGCCGCGCCGCGTTGTTTGAGGGAACCGGCCTCGGCAAAAGCCTTCAAGAACTAGCGTGGGCCGACGCCGTACACCGCGAAACCGGCAAGGATATATTACACCTCGCGCCGCTCGCGGTCACGGATCAGATGGTATCCGAGGCGGAAAAATTCGGCATTGTCGCGCGACAGGTTCGCACGCAATCCGATTGCCTCGCCGGAAACAACATCACGAATTTTCAAAAGCTGGATCACTTCGACCTGTCGCGGTTTGGCGGCGTGATCCTTGACGAATCGTCCATCTTGAAATCGACGGACGGTCATTATCGCTCACGTCTCATTGCCGAGTGCGCGCGGATACCGTTCCGTCTCGCGGCCACGGCCACGCCAGCCCCTAATGACTTTATGGAACTTGGCAACCATGCCGAATTTCTGGGGGTCATGTCCTACACGGATATGCTCGCGACATTCTTCACTCATGACGGCGGCGACACGCAGAAATGGCGCTTAAAGGGTCATGCCGAAAACGACTTTTGGAAGTGGATGGCGTCATGGGCGGTCATGCTTCGTATGCCCGGCGACCTGGGTTATTCAAACGACGGTTACGAATTGCCGCCCTTGAATTTGCACCATCACGCGGTTTCTGTCGATAACGAGACGGCGCAACAGGCGGGGATGCTCTTTGCATTGCCCGCGCAAACGATGGCCGAACGACTGGACGCGCGCCGATCGACCGTTGAAGGCCGCGTCAAGCTGGCAGCAGACATCACCCCAGCCAATCGGCAATTCGTCTGGTGGTGCAATCTGAACAGCGAATCAGAAATGCTTACGCGCCTGATACCGGGCTCCGTCGAAACGAAGGGCTCCGATAGCGACGATGAAAAGCTCGCCAAGCTACGGGGCTTTTCCAATGGGTCGATCCGCGTTCTGGTCACTAAGCCGAAGGTCGCGGGATTTGGCATGAACTGGCAGCATTGCCACGCGACGGGCTTTGTCGGCCTAAACGACAGTTGGGAACAATACTATCAGGCCGTGCGGCGGTTCTGGCGCTTTGGTCAGACGAAGGCGGTCGATGTGCATTTGATCGCCGCTGAGACGGAAGGCAACGTCGTCGCCAATCTGAAGCGCAAAGAAGCCGACGCGGATCGGATGATGCAAGCGATGATTAAGCACACACAAGACCTATCGTCTTTGGCGGTTCGCGGTCAGGTTCGCGACACGCCCAGCTATCAACCAAAAATCAAAATGGAGATTCCCGCATGGGTAGCTTAGTCATTCCTGACGTTAAAGTCGTGGATCAAGTCATCACTGAAAATTACGCGATATACCAAGGCGACAGTTGCGACGTGATCCGGGGCATACTGGGCGATAGCATCCCATTTAGCATCCATTCGCCGCCGTTCATCGGCCTTTACAAATTCAGCAACTATGACCGCGACCTATCGAATAGCGATGGGGATGCATTCTTTGAGCATTACGCATACCTCATTCAGGAAATGCTCCGCGTGACGAAGCCGGGCCGATTAGCGAGCGTTCATTGCATGCAGTTGCCCCGGAACAAAGGCCGCGACGGATACGTCGGGATGCGGGATTTTCGCGGCGAAATTATCCGGCTTTGGCAAGATTGCGGATGGCACTTTCACTCGGAAGTCTGCATCAACAAAGACCCGGTAGTCGCGCAACAGCGGACGAAAAGCCTCCGGCTGCTACACAAGCAGCTTGTCAAAGACAGCGCCATGAGCGGCCAGGGATTGGCTGACTACGTGGTGACATTCCGCAAGCCGGGCGAGAACGACACGCCGATTGCGGGCGGCCTGACGCAATGGGTCGGTGATGATAGCTTGGATATCAGCCGCGAGGCTTACGCGCGCGACATCGCGTCGCGTGGAGGCGAAGCGTCATGGGACTATGAAAAGTGGGTTTCGATCCTTGTCTGGCAGCGCTATGCGGCGCCAGTTTGGAATGACATCGACCAGACCCGCACGCTTCAATATCGCGGCGGGCGCGACGCGGCGGACGAGGTTCACATTTCCCCGCTGCAGCTCGACGTTATCGAGCGGTGCATCGACCTTTGGAGCATCCCAGGCGAGACGGTTTTGACCCCGTTCCTTGGCATCGGATCTGAGGTTTTTGCCGCCGTGGAAATGGGGCGCAAGGGCATCGGCATCGAACTGAAGCCAAGCTATTTCAAGCAGGCGGTCAAGAATATCGCCAAGGCTGGGGCTGAAGTGCAGTCGGGCTTGTTCGCCGCATGACCTCCTACATAAACGACGGAAGGCGCGGAAAGTCGATTTCCGTCAACTGGCGCGTTGATTTATCCGAGCGGCTGAACTGGTTATATCCGTCTGCGAACAGGCGGTTATATGATCAATGGGCCGACGTTTTGGCATGGCGCAATCTGGGCTTGCCAATGGAACAGCGGAAGGCTTAGAAAGGGCGGGCCGGGGAGCGCGTGAACGCTCAACCCGGCCCTTAATCACGGTCCCCTAGCAGGGACGGGAGAGACCATGACTGCAACGACTTTACCCCATAAATTCCCGGCTGGCAATGTTAGCCGCCTGATCTGCGGCGATCCTCGACCTGGACGCATTCCGTCGCTCATGACCGACGAAGAGATAGCAGCTCACAATGAGGTGATCCTGCGGCATTTCAAGATCAAGGCGCCGGAGCCTAACGGCCAAGGCGAAGTGCGGAGAACAACGAGATCATGGGGAGCATGGGCGGATGAATATTGATTTCTGGGATGAACAGCGCGTCGATCAATTGGCGGCTATGTGGTGCTCAGGCCGCTTTTCCTTCCGCCAGATCGCGGCCATCATGCAGACTTCGCGGTGTTCCGTGGCGGGCAAGGTCGCCCGGCTGGGACTAAAGCGGGACGTGATTTATAAAGCCCCACCCGCCCCTCGCAAAGCCCCTAAACCGGCCACTAACGCGGTAAGGGCGGCAAGGATACGCTCGCGCAATAACCGGCCTCCGACGCCGGTTAAAGCGGACACTCCGACGAATGAGGGCAAGCCCTGGCTGGAACGCAAGCGAGGGGAATGTGCTTTCCCTGTCGGCGGATTAGGCGATGCTGTGATATCCTGTTGCGCTCCATCGCCGGGAAGCGTGTATTGCCCGCACCATCGGGATCTGATGTTTGTCAAACCGGCGAAGGCTCGCCCCTCAAATGAGGGGTTAGCGGCATGACTGTAAGCTATCCCGCGATATCCAAAAAGGCCGCGCAGATCATCACGCTTGAAAAGCCGGAGGATCGGGAACGGGCTGCATACCTCATGGCTCGATATGCGCTTATGACGATATGGCACAAAGATCCGCAACAGGCGGCTTCCATGACGCGGAAATTGCTTTCTGAATTTGCAGCGATGGCGAGCCAGTGAGCGACCCGATTGCAGCGGTGGAAAGCGAGCAAGCCCTTATCGGGGCGGCTCTCTACGACGCGGCGGCATGCGCGGAAGCGTTCGAAAGGGTCCAGCCCTATCACATGCACGACCCGGTGCATGGGGCATTATGGGAACACCTGCGGACTGGCGAGATAATCGACCCGGTGCTTCTCACGCAACGCATGGGGGATCATGCAGGCTTTAACGAGCTTGGCGGGGTTTCGTTTCTCGCCGACCTGACCGACCGGGCCTATCTCCCAACCGTATTGCAACACGCGGATGCGGTGATCGACGCGGCAATTCGTCGCGAGGTTCACAAGGTCGCGGTACACGCTCAGGCCGCTTGTGCTCAGTCGGGCCAAGGGGAAGCCCTTATAGCCGAAATCGAGCGCCAATGCGCCGAGATAGCGCGCGACGGCTCAACGGCCTCTGGCGCCGTTGCCGTGGGCCTCACCGCTTATGAAAACCTCGAAGCGGCAATGAGCGGCGAGTTTCGCGGCGTGCCGACCGGGATCGGATGTCTGGATCACGTAACCGGCGGCATAAAGCGCGACGATGTCTGGATCATCGGCGGAAGGTCATCAATGGGCAAGTCAATCGCCGGGCTTTCCGTAGCACGTAACATCGTTATGCAAAATCGCGGCGTGATGATGTTCAGCCTTGAAATGTCAATCCGCGAGGTTCAGGCGCGGTTAATATCGGATATTGCCTACGATGAGGCAGGCGGCTGGCAGGTTCACTATTCAGACGTTTTGAAGGGTGAGTTAGACCACGCTACCAGGGATCGCGCCCGATTGGCCGCTAGACGCCTTGCAGGGCTTCCCATGGTGGTGAATGACCGGGGTGGCCTAACGATAGACGACATTCGCCATCAGGGGCTTAGACAGGTCCGCGCCTGGCGCAAGGCCGATATCCAGCCAGGCTTAATCCTGGTTGACCATCTGGGCTTGGTCAAACCCATGCGGCGAACCGATAGCAAGGCGGCGGATACAGCGGACACCGTTGACCAGCTCAAGGACATCGCAAAACAGTGGAATTGTCCAATCCTCGCCTTGGCGCAAGTCAATCGCGGGCCGGAAAACCGATCCGACAAAAGGCCGACCATGGGCGACCTGAATTGGTCAGGGTCTATCGAACAGATAGCCGACTTTGTATGCCTCCTATACCGCCCGGCCTATTACCTCGCACGCTCCGCCGATCCTGATGATCTGGACCGCGCCGCACAGATGAAAAACGATCTGGAATTGCTAATCCAGAAAAACCGAGCGGGCGCCATCGGGACGCAGCGGGCCTTTATCGACATCGCTTCAAACGCCATTCGGGACTTGCCGAATTTGGAAAGGGCTAGAGCATGACGAGCGCGCCCTACATGCCGCTGTACGTCGCGGACTATCTCGCGGACACGACACACCTAACTCAAGCCGAAACCGGTGCGTACCTTTTGCTTCTCATGGCCATGTGGCGATCTGGAGGCAAGTTGCCGAACGATGATGCAAAACTTGCAAAGTTCTCACGCTCGACGGCGCGCGGCTGGGCTGCGATGCGGGCAACGATTATGGAGTTTTTCACAATCGAAAACGGCTTTATTTCGCAGCGGAGATTATCGGCGGAATTGGCGAAATATCAAGAGTTCGTCAATCGGCAGGTGAAAGCGGGCAAAGCGAGCGCGCAAGCTAAGGCGTTGAAAACAAACAAACCGGAGGCAACCGACGTTGCCGCGCGGTTGAACCAACCAGAACCACAACCAGAACAAGATAGAAAGAGAGAAGAACCTAACGGTTCTTTGTCGCTTGGCAGCGACGCGAAGGCCAAGATTTCCGGCGAGCTAATCGCAACGGCTGTGCGGGAATATAACGCTGTAGCGGCGAAGCTATCCTTACCAATTGCAAAATCGTGTACGGGCTCGCGGACGGCGGCTATTCGGTCCCGGCTGGGGGAGGATGGTATCGACGGTTGGCGCGATGCGTTGGCTGGATTGGATACCAAGCATTGCCGAGGCGAGAATGATCGAGGATGGCGGGCCGATCTGGATTTCGTCGCGTCGCCCAAAGGGTTTCGAAAACTTCGCGAGCGTTGCTATGGCTCGAAACCAACCCCCGCCAACGTCGTTGACCTTCGCCCCGCCAGGATGTTCACCGCATGACCTCCCTAACCTACAACGAACGCCGCCTAACCGAAGCCTTAACCGTGTACGGCCTAACCCCTCGGGACACTCACCGCGCTCTGATCTCGCTACCCGATCACAACCGCGTTGAGCATTGCCCGATATGCGGGGTTGAGGTTTATCCGGCGGGGCCGGTGGTTAGCCGGTTGTGTCAATCTTGCGCGAGTGCGAGTTGATCGGCGATGCACTCCAGCGTCTGGAGATCGAGGCGAAGCAGCATGGCCACCGCTCGCGGCACTGGGCGGGCGCCTGTAGCCCATCGGTTGATGGTTACGGGCGAGGTGTCCATCAACGCGGCAAAGCGCGCCTGGGACAATCCCAGACGCGACAGAGCGGCGCGGTAGGCGGCGGGGGTTATTGAGGCGCGCTTTGCGCGGAGACAAAGCCCTCGTAGCGGCAGTTTTGGGTGACAGCATCAATGGTGTCCTGATCCTGCCCATCATGGACCACCGGCACCGCTTCGGAGCCATCCATGTCGGCACGATAGATGTGGTAGCCTGTGCGGCTGTCGCTCGGGTCGTGGCGGAAAAAATCGTACTCGCGGCCATGCTCGCCAATACTTTGGTCGAGTGCGCGGGCGGCGTCGCAGGGATCGAGATTCGCGCCGTTGGCGTAGTCGGCGGTGTCGCCAAAAATGTAGCCAGAGTGGTTGTCGATGAGAATGTAGCGAGCCATGTCGTTTCTCCGTTGCTGATGACCCCATTAACCATAGGCCAATCACCCCGTCAAGGGGAAAATAACCAACGGCTAATTATTTCGGTGGTTTCGAGGGTTTGCGAGGGGTGTAGATAATCCAACTTATTTGATGCGAAAAGTCGCTTGACTTATGTGAAGCAAGGCGTAGGGTGGCGTCATCAACAGGGAAATACGCCATGAAAATCCGCTACAAAAACCCAACCGAAGAAATGCCGTTTTTCCATCGGGTTCGCGTTCACACTGCGAAGGGTTGGCGTTGGGTTTGCATGAAAAATGCCTGCGATCAAACCGTGGTTGGCTATTTCCCAACTTATGAACGCGCCGTTAAAGCCGCCCAATGGACAAAACGCGAAATCGAAAAGGCCGCTTGAAAAATGAACGACGCAATAGATGCCCTTCGTCCGTTCGCCGCGTGGTGGACGGACTACGGGGCTAGACTTAAAGACCCCGGCGACAGCATTACAATTCGCGCTCTTTGGTCAGACCTTCGTCGCGCCGCTGAAATAGTGGTTGCCGCTGATAAAAGAAATTCCGCCTAATGGCCCGAACTGGACGCCCCCCGCACCGCACCGCGCCCAAGGCCACGGTGTCGGTGCGCTTCGAGCCGGACGAGCTTGCCGCCATCAACGCCGCTCGCTCAGCCTGTAACGCCACCCTTCAATCCTGGCTCCACGCCGCCGCTCTAGCCTATTCCTCAAAAGCATTGAAGGGGACGAAATGACCGAGGTATTTCCGCCGACGTCTTCGCAGCAAAGAATAACTTTGAAGCGCATCGTGGCGTTAATTAAAGAGCGTGATGCCTACAAAAGGCGCGTGAGAAGATTAGTCTCTTTCCTCGAAACCCCCGCCCGCGACGGCCAATCAATGAGGGCTTGGAAGTGATCCGCGAACATCTGAATTTACTCCGCACGTCATGCGAGGCGGCAATCGCCCTCACGGTCGGCCTAATCCTCGCCCTTGGCGCCATAGCCTGGGCTCCTGTTATGATCATCGCGGACGCGGTGGCTTGGGCTTGCGGCCATGAATGACGACACCGACATCATCACCGGCCTTATCGGCCTAGCCCTCCTCGCCTTTGTCCTAGCGATTGGCATAGCGATAGGGTATCACCTCTAGCCCCTTCCCCAAACTGCAAACCGTGCTAATCTCCCGTTGGTTTATCGGGGTGATGGCATGGCGAGACGCAAACCGCGAGGAAGTTCAAAGGCTGGGCGCCCGAAAAAGGAGGGCGTCGAGCGAACGGCCTGGGGGCGGATAGTCCAGAAGATTGAGCCTAACGCCAAGGTCCTGTTAATCCGGCAGATATGCCTCGGGGACTGTCAAGCGGACCTTTCCGTCGCCGACGATCCGATGCTGCTAGCCCATGCCCGTGGATGGCTCACACAAAGGCAGGTAGAGGCAGGCAACAGGTTTGCGGCATACTATCGCGCCAGTCATGAGCAAAGGCGCTCTGGCGGCTTGCACGAGGCTCCTGATGCAAGCGAGCGCGAGACAAGATCGTTCTCGCAAATCCCATCTGCTGAAATCTGCGACATATTCGACCGGATGATGGATACGACCGCAAAGCGTGCAGCTTCCGAGGAAGCGCAAATTCACGCTCGCCAGCAATACAACCGCCTGTCGTGCAGTATGAGCCCGGCGGAACAGTGGCAGGTATTCCGCGCGTTCTGTCTGGCGGGCTGGGATAACGCGCCATTGTGGCTCACATGGATGATTGTCGGACGCCCTCAAACGACGCAATCGCTCACGGAAAAGAACCACTTAACAACCGGCCTGGATATCCTCGACAGTCTGTTGACGCAACGAACAAAGCGTCATATTGTCGAAATGAAATCGTCGGCGCGTTGTGCATAGGCCCGCGCCTTTTCGATCTCCCTCAAAATTCAAACGGCATGACGTGGCCGCGATACGTCTCAAGAAGCGCACGGCGCAATAAGGAGATACACTATGGCTATTAAACTCTGGGAATCGTTCCAGGACGGATACAGGCTCATCAACGGCACGAAGCTGAACCGGCTTTTTACAGGCAGTCAGGCCATTCAATCGATGCGGCTCGGCTATCCCGCTGGTCAAACAGACGCTGTTCAAAAGCTGGCGATCGTCGTTCCTGCCGCGACTACGACTGATTTTGTCATGGCGCTTCCGGCTGGCGCCACGGTCCAGACGATGCAGGTGTACACGACGACGGCATTTGGCGCGGTGACGGACGCACAAATCTCGATAGGCAACGCTGTCGCTGGCGCGCAATACGTCGCGGCCACGTCGGTCAAGGCGGCGGGTGTCGTCAATCTGGCGTTCGCGGCGACTGCCGCATCGGCGGCGGGATTGCTCAGTCTCCCGGCGACAACGCCTCTGGGTGGAACGAACCTTTTCGTCAGGATCACGCAATCCGGCGGCAATAGCGCGACCGGCGCGGCCACTCTGGTTGTCGGCTACGTGGTTCCCTAACCTTTCGATTGGGGCGCCAAGCGCGCTCGCCTCAACCATCCATTAGCGCGCGCAAGAAATTAATAGGAGACTACTATGGCCGGATGGCTTTCCAACATGTTCAACCAGACCGACAAGTTTTCGGGGCTGGAGCAATTCACGTTTGACACCGAGGCGGGTAGCGGAGCTTCTCCGCAAACCTCGACGGCGGCGCTGATCGACCTCGCGGCGGCTTTTAACTATTACAATTCAGCGACATCTAAAACGATGGTCGCGGGGACGCGCTACGTCAAAGGTCCGGTGGTTTTCGGCCTGCCGACCGTCAACACCGCGCTGGTTCCACCGACTGTTCCGACCATCCTGACTGGCATTAACGTGCTCGTCGGCGGAACTGGCGGCACTGACAAATGGATTGCCGAGCTGCACGACAGCGCGGGCAACCTGCTGGCCACGTCGGCCACGGCTGGCGTTACGACCGGCACGGCGAATCAGTGGATGCAGCTGCCCTTTACGGCGACCTATTCGGCCTTGCCGGGAACCTATTACATTGTGATCCAGTCGAACGGGACCACGGCGACGCTTGCTGCCTATAATGCTCCGGCATCGCCCCTGGTTACGGGATCGGCGACCGGCACATTCGGCACGGGCGCCAGCATCACGCCTCCGACCACGTACACCCAAGCCCTTGGGCCGGTCGCGTTCTGCTATTGACCACTCTGGCCGCGATGCTCCGGTGTCGCGGCCATTTTCCGACTTGAGGACACATAACCATGGCTCATCCAAAACCCATGACGCCCGGCGCGAAAGAGCACGCCGTGCCTCGCACTGGCAAGGTCGCAATTCCTGCCGGGCGCGATAGCAGCTCGGTTAAGCACGTCACGCTGAAAGGCGGCGGCGAGAGCGTCAAAGCCTACAAGCACCGGCCCTGCTAACGTGGGGAAGTCTGTAGAGATTTCAGTGCGCGGCCCTAAAAACACGCACGAGCGCGTGGAAGTCCGCGAGATTGAAAACGGCTTCGTCGCCCGGCACTCCAAGTCCAGCCCCAAGGGCTATGATGAGCGCGAGGTTTATCACCCAAAAATGCCTTCTGGCGTCGCTAAAGCCTTCAACATGAAGGACGTTCGCAAGGCTGAAGGCCGGAAGGTCAAGGACACGTGAGCCTAGCCCTTCTCCGCTTCTGGCGATGGCTATTTCCGGCCCCGCGTGATCCTAAGCTAACCGCTCGCTATCGCCGCACAAAGCATCACTTCCACCCCGAACGGGTCCGCGACACATGACAAAAGACGCAAAAGGTCACGGGTCGAATGCGAAGGGCGGCAAATCTGACCCCGCGCATGAAATAGTGGCCGGTCGATTTATTGACAAAGATCACGGCAAGCGCGGCGGCTATGTAGTGGGAAGCAACTGGTTTAAGGACCGCCAAGACGCCGTAGATCATGCCCTTAAAAGTCCCAAAGAAGGACACCAATTTTCCGCCAACGAGCGCAAGCGCATAGCGGACATGAACACCAGACACGGCGCGCAAAAAAAACAGGCCATGGCGGCATTCTCCTCCGGAGCGTTAGCGTCCAAACCATCGGCTAAAAGGCCGAGAGACACATGAACACCATCGCCCGGCCCTATCCAGGATCAAGAGCCCCAAAGATGCCAGAAAGCCCCTCAAACAAGCCCATGGCCATTGGTGGCCCGATCTCCCAACGCACTCCCGTCTCGCCCATGGCTCCGCGCGCTCCACAACCAGGAACCGACGCGCTGCGTAAGGCGGCGGGATCGAAGCGGAAATAACGATCCGTGGGGCTTCACGGCAACTCGGTTTACAGTGACGCTCTTGCTGAAACCATCCTATCCCGAATGGCTAACGGGGAAAGCCTAAGAGCGATCTGCAACGATCCGGACATTCCGTGTATCCAGACGGTGTTACGGTGGAAAGATGACACGCAGCACGCTGAATTTGCGAGCAAGTACGCGCGCGCACGCGAAGCGCAGGCCGAGTTCATGGATCACCGCATTCTCTCTGAGGCGGACAACTGCACGGTGGAGAACGCGGCGGCTGTTCGTGTCAAGATCGACGCCTATAAGTGGCGCGCTGCAAAGCTGGCGCCTAAGACATACGGCGACAAGCTCACTCACTCCGGCGACGCTGAAAACCCGTTGGAGATTGTCACGGCGTCGAACCGGGAGCGTGCTAAAGCATTGGCGGCGCTTTTGGCGAAGCAGGCGCGGGAGAAATAAACGGATAGCAGCTAAATTAGTTGATATCAGGGTATTGACGTTTCCAGATATCAGGATATTATCCAGATATCAGCTTTGGAAACGGCAATGATCACGCAAACGAAACAAGACTGGACCCCTGGCGAAACGGTCAAGATTGGCTTTATGACGCTGGAAGTCGTGGAAGCCATCCCGACCCCTGGCGACTATCGGCCCGACGACTATCGGCTTTGGAACCCCAAGACCGGCGCGAAGTATACGTTCACCCCGCACCACGGGATTGCAAAGGGTTGGTATGACGCCAACGGTTGCGAAATCTGATGGGCAGGCCAGCGAGAGAGATTAAGCGGATCAACGTCGTCGCACGGTTCGAGCCAAGCCTGCTTCTCGATCTGGAAAATTATCGGATCAAGCGAGGACTGACGCGGCATGATGCGATCATGTCTTTGATC